GTTGAGCTATGAGAGCTTGCGAAGCCCGCCGACCGAGACAATCCGGCCCACTGTCCTCATTTCAAGCGAGTAGTCTGGTTGCGGAGGCGGGAGTCGCACCCGCAATCTCCAGCTTATGAGGCTGGCGAGTTACTGTTTCTCTACCCCGCTTGTCTGATGTAATCCCTGATCTACTGATTGTCAAACCAAAATAATTTTTGGGGGGAACGACATGTGGGGTGCACGCTCCGGCCACCCCCCTGGACCATCGATTGGTCAAGTCATCCGGCCTATGTCGGTATTCTGACACTGTCAATAACATGACACTAGTCAATATTCTGACTATGTAAGATAGCAAGCATCTGTCAAGGATTTGACATTAGCCCAAAGTATTAGATGGACCATATGTTTCATGTGAAACACCCTGTCAAAATAATGACAGCGCGCGGAAGGTGACTGACTCTCTCTCATCCATTGAAAGAGGGGAGGTGTTAAGTAGCTATCTAATTATAATATAGATACACCTAATTATTATATTTGCATCATAACATCATAGTATATAGTATCTACACTATAGCTAGTAGATAGCTATATATAAAGATAGCAAAAATGATACCAACATTAGGAGTTGAAAATGGAAAGAGCTAATACATTGCCAGATCGTGATCCAAACGGATCGTTTCAGATACTAGGCGTAGGTAAACGTGTCCAGGCACATCCAGCTTGTGATTGTTGGATGATGGGAGATCGTTATGGCACGATCACAAAGATCACGCACAAGAGCATCCATGTGAAAATGGATCGTTCTGGCAAGACAAGACGCTTTACATCTGATTTGCTTGAAACAGTCTAAAGATCGAAACGGCATCCGTGCCGTCTGCTGGTAATGCCAGCACTGATGAGATCAAAAACAATAGGAGTGAAAGATGAAAGCTATTCAGATCAAATATCTGCCAGCGACTAACACTAAGGGTTCACGTTTAAAGGCCATTGCAGATGGTGGCCTGAGCTTGACGGCACCCTTCGATTATGAGGCTACAGATGGTGGCGAACGCAATCTGGCAGAGGCCTTTTGTGCAAAATATAATTGGTCTTTCAAGGCCTTGCATGACGGTTCGTTGCCAGACGGTAGCACAGTTTTTGTTATGGAAGTATGAGGAGATTATCATGTCTGTTTTAGAATACGCAAAAGATCACCTAAGCGATATTGCCAAGCGCTCAATTCGTGCTCACGTCAATTTTGTTGAGCAATTGCAATTCTTTGGCGGCATAGATGAAGATCAAGCTGAAGGTGTTTTTAGTTTTATGCAACGCAAAAAGATGATCGTCCTAGATCTCACCAATTCACGCTATACGGTAAAGCATGGTGGTTATCTCGACCGTGAGTTTATTGAACACCTTGCCATTCATGGTGCATTTTAACCAATTATTAAGGGGCAGGCGCTATGCTTGCCCCTAACAATTACAAAACACAATAGGAGCCAATATGTTAGAAGATGTCATAGGAGCGTTATACGAGGCCATGATATTGTCAGCGTTGCCAATAGGGGCAATCCTTTTTATTATGTGGAGCTTTAGACATGACCGAGAAAACATACACGATTTGGGCGCAGGACACCTACGTTATCGAGATCGAAGCCGAAAGCCTTTCGGAAGCCTTTGAATTTGCACAATATGAAACCGAAGATGATGATTGGACTTACGTCTCTACTTCCGTCGAAGCTGAGGAAGTAGAGGACGAGGAAGAAGAAGAAGAGGAATTTTGAGATGATAACCGAGGAACAGATACAAGCCCTTAAAAAACTTACACAATTAACACCGGACGTGCCAAGGGACAGCTCTTGCGAGATTGTTAACCCTGCTCTGTTCGAGTTCTATTGTGACACCTTGTTCCTCGATCCCGAATATTGCTACGTCACTGAAGCTGACGCGGTACAAGCCCTTGACCAATTGTTAGAGTTCTGACAACTTGGTCATGTTTCCCTGTCGGTTTTCTCCTTGTTCCGACAGGTTTTCCTCCTAATGTGACTTGACCCTCTCGACATTCGCCTCCAGCGGCTGCCTGAGAGGGTCTTTTTTTGTCTAAGGTACTACCCTAGCCCCTACCCTGAGAAACAGGCTCTACGGGCTTCCAGAGGCCTTTTAAAACGGCATCTACCTGCTCACGCCGCCGAGCCTTTTCTTCCTCGGTGAGCTGAGGCGTTTCCGGTTCTGGTTTGAACACGTTCCTTGGTCCCGTTCTGACTTCGACGCTAGGCTTGGCGTTGGTCGGAGATTTTCCGGCAGTGCGTAGCCAGTTCCTCCAGGTCGCATCCCAATCGAGCTTGGTGCCTTTCTGTCCCGGTACTGCTCTCCAGTAGTCTCGGAACTTAGCGAGTTCCAAATTGTCGAGTCCATCCTCGGCCCTCGGATGCCAAGTGTCTGGTAAGCGCGTAGCGCGTTTTCTCTCTCGCTTGCCCTCTACCTCTCTCTCTGTCTCTTTCTCTGTCTCTATCTCTAGACTATCAACTTGATATCGCTCTGATATCACGCTGATATCAGTTTGTATCAACCAGTGAGACAGCTTTGAGACAATTGATTTTGCTTCGTTTTCTGGAACCCTAAGCCGAAAGGCAAGCGTCTTAATGTCGGGAAGCTCGCCATCGTACTCGCTGGCAACCAACCAGATCATAACCAGATGTTTTGCTGCTTTAGGATCGAGATCGTGCCAGTCTACGTCATCCAAAAGATCACGATAGAGCTTGATCCAAGGTGGCTTGCGATCTTTGAAGTGCTGGAATTGATGCCAGTTCTTGATCTTGTAAGTCACTGCCAATCTCTCCTCGCTTCATAAAATCTTCTTGATAAATAAATCGGTCAACATCCGTGACCTTCACGTCATTGATCCGAATCGCGCCTGACTGGATGTGACGCCGAGCCTCTGATTTGCTCCGCGCCCATCCAACCATGACTAGCAGCTCAACGAGCGTCAGCATTAGCCAATCGCTCGGCAGCTTGGCCCTCGGCCTGTGCGAACAACGGATCTTCCATGAGCTTGTAATAGTGTAATCCGGCAGCTAACAGGTTTCGGATGCTGTCGCTCTCAGTATTGATGCGAGAACGCCAGCGCCAATCTGACACCTCTGCCCACATTTCTTCGGAAAAAGATAAGGTTTTTCTGATCTCTAGACTCATGTTACGCCTCCATTGATGAGTGACACTTAATAGCAAATCCGATGAAGTGATGCAACCCTGTTGACACGCTTACTATCATATGTCTATATAGCTGCGGAGGTAGCGACATGACTGACATCAACTTGAGTATCAAAAAGATTGAATATCTAGAAGATGCGATTGCACAGATGCAGCAACGCCTCTTCCGAATCGACATCCAATATGGCGAGCGCGAACTTATCGCCATTATCACGGATCTCATCACTACTATGGATCACGCGAAAAATGATCTGAAGTGGGTGCGTAAAGAAATGGTCGAGCAGACCTTAAACACTGGGGACTATTCACATGACACACGACTCGGACTTTACACCTGAGAAGAGACGCTCAGCGTGGTGGTCTGGTGACAGCCGCAGAGCCGTCACTGGGCATCTAATTGATGTAATCTTGGAGAAGCGCGGCGAGAAAGAAATCGCCGATCTCTCCGAGGTGGAAGTGGTGCAGATGGGGCATGTTATGCAGCCCTATATCGGCAAGATCTTTGAGGATACCACAGGCATTGGCGTTAGAGATTTCGACTTACCTGGAATCCATCCGTCTGAGCAGTGGCTTCGGGCGCATACCGATTTCGTCACTGCCGATGGCGGACTCCTTGAAGTCAAAAACTACAATGCTTCGACTATCAACAAGTACTCTGAGCCTGACACTGAACTCAGATTACCTCCTGCTGACTTTATACAATGCGTACACGAGGCAACGGTCTTTGGAGTACCTCATGTCCATTTTGCCGTACTGTTCGGTGGTCAACGGTTTCGCCATTGGCGGGTCGATGTCGACGATGCAATGAAATCAGACTTTATACAGCAAGCCGCTAAGTGGTGGGCACTGTGCCAGGTCGGAGATCTGCCAACACCGGAAACGGTCGAGCAAGCTAAACTGGTCTACTCACGCTCTACCGACGAGCAGATCATAGCTAACGCAGCCGTCGAGCAGGTTGTGCAGCAGCTCAAGGCCATCAAGGACAACATCAAGACACTGGAAGATCAGGAAGAACGTGCTCAGTTGATGTTGCAAAATTACATGCAACAGAAGGGCGAGATCATT